TCCTCTAATCATTTGCTCCATACAGTTAGCCATATTAGACCTAGCTAACTCTTCATGTATATCTCCACTAATCATGTCACCTAACATAGGTATAATCAACTCGTCTACTGGAGCTATTTGCCTTCGATATGCGGCATGCTTTAGTATTTGATTAGCCCAACCATACATACGTTTATTGAATATCTCAAAGTTATACTCATTCAAGCCACGCATTTGCTCTTTGAATACATGTTCTCCTATGTGAGTATCCGATAATGGGGTAACCATGATTTGTTTTTGGTCACCAAAAGGATTGTTTTTTGTGTTTTCAGAATGACGAAGAGGAACTGCTGGGAATGCTTTAGTGTATTGTTGAATGGTTTGGATAATTACTTCTTTCTTAGCATTATCCTTTAAAGAAGATTGATATAGCTTTTTGTAAAAAACAGCTTCACCTTTATGTGTAGCAAGTTTTTTGTCTAGCTTTATTCTTTCAGATAGACTATCTTCTGGAATGGAGCCCTCTTGCTCCTCCCATACCTCGCTGTCGTACCAGCGTTGAATCGTTGTTCGATGCACTTGAACTGCGTACTCTTCTTGTACCCACTTTGCTATGGCCGTCCAAGTTGCTCCCAACTTTTTTCTTCTTATTATCTCTGATTTTGCCTGCTCTGGAATCATAATTCCTCCTTACTGTTCTCACCAAAATCTTTCCACAAATAATACATTGTAGGTCATCATCTTGATTTAAATACATATGCCCATTACATTTCAAACAAAGGTTGCTATATAAATGTGCCATCTATAATCCTAACTTTTTATATGTATCCTCACCAATCATTTTGACTAGTTTTGGTTTATCGTCAGAGTCGTCAAGTTCCTCGACATCTCCTTGTTCTTTATCCTTATCTGAGCCTTGCTTTAATGAATCAGAAGTATAACCTCCAGATTCCCAGGTGGTTGCTAGTTGCACTTCTAAGCCTGCAGGTGCAGCTATTGAAGCGTTCCCAGAATCTTTATGTCTTGAATCTCTAGAATCATCCTTTTCATCTAGTAACTTGATTCGTTCTTCCATATCCTTTTGTTCTAAGTCCGCTGTCTCACTTGGTTTAGCATCAAACTCTACCGGATTTCTTTTACCTTCAGTTTCTTTAGTTTGAGGGTTTATATCCTCACCACTAGTTTGTTGAGTAAACTTCTTGGAAACCCATTTATTAAAGTCTAGCACAAAACTCTTTACCATCTTCCTCTCAGGTGAATGGTCCGTTATCCACTCAGATAATCGTTGCACACCAGCTTTCTTTTTACGTTTCTTTTTACGTCCACCACCACCGCCATAAGTAGGAGAAAAAATTCCAGAGTTAGTTGATGTGAATACTGTACCACCGCCATTACCAAAAGAGCCTGAAGTAGCAGCACCGCCACCACCTCCGTTTCCTCCCCCACCATTTTCTTTATAGAAGGGAAAAGCTTTTTTTAATTCTGGGTGAAACCTAAAAGAAATCTTCTTAGCATTTTTAGATACAGATTTCCCATCAATTAGTATTTCAATTGGATAAGGCTCAGGTTTTTCTAACCAATAAGCCACTTCATAACCACCATCTTTTAGTAGTTTTACTAGTAATCCTCTATCATAATCACCTTCGGCTTTTAGAATCTTTTCTTTCCCTACAGGTAGGTTTAGGTCAACTCGATACACGTCTTGAGCTTCTGAGTGGTTGTGCTCTTCTTTTTGTAGTCGAGCTTTCTTTTCTCTTTTATAAGAGTCATCTTGTCCTCTAGGGTTTGTTATCCAAGACTTATTCATCGTCTAAATTAATTACATCAGATGTTTTTTTAGGTTTGTCTTCATACTTTTGCTTTACTCTACTAAACCTGGTTGCATCTCCAAAAATAGCTTTCTCTATGTTAGTAACACCACTACTTGAAAGTTGTGCTACGTAATCTACATTATTATCTGAGAACCACATCTTTGTTAGGTCTGGAGTTACTTCTTTTATAAGAGGGGAATGAAATCCTTTTTCTGCTAAACTTTCAAGCCAAGATTTAGATAAGGTAAGTTCATTTTTATTAGCTCTAGCTTGTGACCACTCATCAACATCTCTTTCTTCGTTAGGAGCTTTGTCTCTCCAATCTGGAGTTATTCCACCAGTTCTACCTTTGAACTTTCTTTTTTCTCTAGGTATAGATTTTTCCATAGCTTGTATAGGCTCACCTTCATCTAAAGGCATACCCTCTTCTTGAGGAACTTCTTGTTGCTCTTCCATCATTGCTTGCTGTTGTTCTGCTTGTTCTTGTTGTTGTTTTTGTTGTATCAAACCTATAGCTTGCTGTTCTGCAGCCATCTTAGCTGTAGGTACTGGTGCTCCACTAACAACAAAATCGGCTTCCCATAAAGGTACGTCTTGCTCTTTTAGTTTTATATCAAAACCTAATTGTGCAAATTGATTTACTATCTGAATTTTTTGTTGAGCAAAAGCTAATCTTGTGTTCTCTGCTTTTTCTTCCGGCTGAGGAAGTTGTATTTGATAATCGGTTATACCAAAAGCTTCTAGTAATTGTGGGAATACCTTCTCGTGAAATAATCTTTGGTCACTTTCAACCACACGGCTCATAACTACTAGTTGTTGAGTTTGTTGAGATAATCCTCCAAAAGCCTCTGGAGCTCCTTGCCACGCTGGAGTAACACCCCACATAGCAGATACTCGCTCTCTAATTTCATCCCTTACAGGTAAATAATCCATGTCTTGTAATGTATGGAATAACCTTACAAGGTCTACTCTACCTCTTTGATTTCTAGCAGAAACAGCTACCATTGGTACATAGTTAGGGTCTAACCTGGTTTGTGCAGCAATGTGTTCTCGCTCTCTACGTAAGGACTCTGGGTCATCTGTAGTTACCATCAACATACTTGCAGGCATCTTTCTTTCAAAGAAATACCTATATAAGTTCTTATCCATACCTACTAGCGTCAATGCCTTTTCAAAAATGGTAAGTATTGGTGACCATCCATATGTTTCAGATGGTGAGAATTTAGATAAATGAATTACTTCGTTATCAGTAAGATAAATGTGTTGGCTTCTATGATAATACTTATACATAGCTGGGTGAAGATTAACCTTACAATCTTCTTTAGTACACTTAGTTGATTCTTCTTGTACTATCTCTCTATGTATAGGACAAAGGAAGTGTGCATTTTTTGGCAGACCTGCAGAATCTAAATCAAATTCTACTAGAGCTGGGTTTAATCTTCTTACCTCTATCGGTCTAGATGTAACAGAACCATCTCCATTGTCTGTATATTCTTTAGCTATATATATGAAACCATCGTCTAAAGCGTTTACATCATGGTGGAATTGTCTCATAACCTCTTCTAGGCTTTGGTCAAATACATTACAATCTCTTAGCCATTTTTCTAAACGTTGCTTTTGTTCACCATCAGGTTTCTCAAGTTTAGGAACTATCTCTATACCACGCCTAAACACCTCACTTGTAATGTGTCCTAGTGGACCTCTAATCTCTTCAACAGACATCACAACAGTTTGTAAGTCCATTATGAGTTGCTGGCGATAAGCCATTTGATGTCTAACCCAAGTGTTTACAATAGAGTCTAGTCCTATTGTTGGAGCTTTAGATGTGTCTCCTGCGGATTTCATTACATCTAATAGACTTATTTGTTTATTCAAGTCCGCCATCTGCTGTTGCATTTGGGGGACCTGGGGTAGATATTCAGATAATTTCATTATTAATCCCTGCTTAGTTTAGTCATATCTTGCATTGATACTAACTTTAGTATGTTATCCATGGCTTTTTCTTTTAGCTGGTAATCTTCTGAATGCTCAACATCTCGTATAACTTCAGATGTTTGTTCTTTTAATTTTAGTATTTCTTCATTTAGTCTTTGAATTTCTTGGTCACGGTCTAAAATAGTAGCTTCAAGTTCAGCTTCGCCAGTTCCAAAGTTTGCGTTCTCTAAAACCCCAGCGCTTGCTGCTTCTCTTATTAAAGCTATAAATTGCCCTTCGGACAATGCTACTACAGCGGGACTATCATCAGGTATGTCATCTTCAGCACTTAACATCTTTAGGTCTTCGTGCCAGGTATTTAGAATCCTCCAAGTACCCTTATCATCCTTCATAGCCACATACTGTTGACCATTCTCATTCATCATATTTCCTAATACCATTTACTACTCCTACAGCTTTTCTATTTATATTATACTACGATTTTCTTATTTACTACGCAATCTTACAAGCACTCCACCCACAAGACTTACAAGTCTCACATCCTGACTCGAAAACTATATTAGGAAAGTCACAATTACAAGATTCTTCTTCAATCATTTTTTCCTCCAATTCATAACCATCTTTTACATTTTCTTTTTTATTACCCTTAACTAAAACTTCCTTTTCTCTAGACCCTGCCCTATAAACAGTAATACCTTTGCAACCATTTTCCCACGCTATCATATAAGTTTCCTCAACATCTTCAATTGTTGCTTCATTAGGAAAGTTGATAGTTTTAGAAATACCAGAATCACAAGACTCTTGAAAAGCTGCTTGCATAAGAACGTGCTCTTTTGGAGTTATCTCAGGAGCCGTAGAATAAACCCCTTTAGCCCAATCTGGAACATCTGGGACTGTTTCAAGTGAACCCCCTTCTACTAAATAGTCCATCAAGTCTTCGGAGTAAAACCCATGTTTTATAGCATCAGCTTCAAAGTACTTGTTTATATAGTTTAGAGTTTTACCTTCTAGTATGTTTTGTTTTTTCCAAGCCAACGCAAAGGTAGGTTCAATTCCACTAGATGTATCGGCTATCATTGATATTGTTCCTGTTGGAGCAACTGTTAGTCTACAATGATTTCTATAAGCTTCTGTTTCTTTATCGTAGTTACTATCATTCCACGCAGGAAATGTTCCTCTTACTTTAGCTAATTGCTTAGATTCATCATCAGCCCACTCTCTAACTTTACTCATCATCTCTTTACCAACTTCTCTAGCTAGTTCTGATGCGTATGAAACTTGCATTTGTATTAGCAAGTCTGCAAACCCCATTATACCTAAACCAATTTTTCTAGTTGCTTTGGTCATTTCTTCGATTTCAGGAGTAGCATATTTATTAGCGTCTATTACATTATCTAAAAAGTGTACTGATGTTCTAGTTACCCACTCTAAATGATTCCAGTCTATTTTTTCTTTCCAACCAAATGTACTAGCTTTCTTAGGTTTTTTATAAAATCTAGCTAAGTTTATAGAACCTAAATTACAAGATTCGTTGCCTAGTAGTGGTTGTTCACCACATGGGTTAGTAGCAATCATTTCACCATATTTTTCGGATACATGGTTATCTTTGTTTACTTGGTCTAAGAATATCATCCCA